TGATGAGCTGCTTGAGGAAATGGTGCGAGTCTATTATGAGCGCAGATCAAGCGACCCTGTGATTATAGACTGGCAGCATGCGACCTCGCCATTTAACGGCGGCACGCCTGCACCACCTGAGTCAGGCAACGCACTCGGTATGATAGTAGATCTCGACTTAAGAGAAGACGGCTTGTATGCTGTGCCAGCTTATAACGAGCGCGGCTTAAAAGTCGTTGCAGATGCAGGCGGCGTGCTTTGGTCGTCGCCTGAATACTTGCATGGCGAGATATTTGATCGAGCCGGTGGCGAAAAGGTTGGCGATGCTCAACTGCTCGCGATCACTCTTACCCCCCGACCTGCGCAATCGCATGATAAGATTAGCAGGGTAACACTCACAGAAAAGGAGACGATCATGGATCTAGGGTCTATGTCAGTTGATGAGCTCCGGAGCGCCCTCGCTGCTAAAGATGCGATGGTCAAAGAGCTTGAGCAAAAGATTAAGGACATGAAAGACGAGGCAGAGGCCTCACTTGCAGGCGAGCTCGAAGCCGAAGAGAAGGCAGAGAAGCCAGCCGAAGAGGATAAAAAGGCAGAGCAGGAGTCTATGGGCTCAAGCTATGACGACGACAAGAAAAACAAGATGAGCGAGGCGACACAGTTGAGCGAGTCTACACCTAATCTGCTAAATGAGGTCATGCAGTTGCGTGCTCAAAACAGCAAGCTCTCAGAGCGCCTTGAGGTTATCGAAGCAGAGAAGCGCGATGTAATGCGCCGTGAGGCTGTATCGAGCTTGCTACGCGAGGGCAAGGTGTCACCTGCAGAGCAAGACGCAGCTGCGAAGGCTTGGGACGTGCGCGAGCAAATGCCTGAGTTTTGGCAGATGTTCAGCGAGCGCTCACCTGCTAGCGCTGTACCTCTTACCGAGATCGGGCACGGGGCAAGCGGTGAGGAGCTCAACAAAGCCACCCTCGCCGAGCAAGTCAAGGCGCTCGCCACTGAGAAAAGCATTAGCTTCTCTGAGGCGTTGAGCATTTATCGTGAGACAAACCCAGACGCTTATAACAGCGTCTTTAACTAAAGGAGTGATCAGCATGAATCAGATCATCAACACTTTTATCTGCGCATCTGCTGTGACAGAGTTCGCGCTGGTTGCTATCGATAGCGCTGGCAAGATCGCAGTCGCAACCGATCCAACAGCAAACACTATCATTGGAGTAGCACAGCGAGCAGGCAGCGCAGGCGATGCCGTTGACGTTGTTATTTCAGGATTAACTCGCGTGATTGCAGGCGGCTCGCTTACTCTCACCTCTGACACTGTGTTAAGCGTAACAACTGCCGGAGCTGTGCAGGCTGCCTCGTCTACTCATTATCCAATCGGCTTTACAGTGCCAAACATTAACCAACTTAGCGCCTCGGCAAATGAGCAGATCCTTGTCTGTTTCAACCGTGGGCTTGCTCCACTCGCTTAAAGGAGGTGATCTAAATGGCTAGTTCATATCGCAATATACACCCAGTAGATGAGATTTTAAGCAACCTCGTTGCAGAGGCTGTGCCAAGCGACGCTCAACTGATTGCAGATAAAGTCTGCGAAAATGTACGAGTCCCACAGCGCTCAGGCACACTCTTAATCGAGACAAGTCGCAACTTTATGGGCGCAGGCGCAGGGCTCGATCTTGAGCGTGCAGCAGGCGCGAGCCGTGCGCGTATCAGCGGCTTTGATCGTACTCATACAACCTACTTCTGTAAAAATTACAGTGCTCAAGATGCGATCGCGATGGAAGACATTGCAGACTCGCAATATCCTGGCTCTGAAGAGGCTCGCCTTGTCAGAAAGGTTGGTCGAACAATGAAACTCGCAAAAGAGAGGCGAGCAGCAGACGTGCTCTTTGATGGCAGCAACTTCAACACTGCGACAAGTACCGCACAGTTTGGCGCTAAGTTTAACGCAGCAGGCTCAACACCTCTCACATATCTGGATGAGCTCAAAGATGTAGTTTTCGAGAACGCGCACGGCATTACACCTGACAGCCTTATTTTAGGTCGTGGCCTCTTTAGATCTCTTGCGCGCTCGCCCGAGCTTAGAGGGTTCTTCCAGTCAGGTACATCCGGAGTTGCGAGCGGCAACCTCATTCTGAAAGATGAGGCAGTGATTAACACTCTGCGCGATATCCTCGGCATTCCTAATATTTTTGTCGGGCAAGCTCGCCAAGATACAGCGGTAGCAGGTGCAACCTCTAGCGAATCATATATCTGGACTGACGATACCCTGTTCATGGGTATCTTGCGCGGCTCTGATGCTGTGCAGTCTCGCTCTGGTGTAAGCGTGGGCCCGATTGCTGCTGCCAATATGGTCTTTAAAGATATAGTAGCTGGTCAGTATGACGAGCTCGATCTGACTCGCCGCAACGTCTGGGCTGATGAGTCACACCTCTTCAAGGTCGTAGACGGCGATCTTGGCTTTGTCCTAACAGACTGCCTCTAGAGGTCGCTTGCTCTGCTCATGTGGTCGACCTCATGCAACCCTGCTCGCTGAGAGAGAAGACGCTGATTTAAAGGCGATCGACGACCTCAGAGCGCAGGAGCGTGCATCATCTGGAGCGATCACAGAGATACTCAGAGCTAAGATTAATGAGCTTACTGTTGAAGTGGCAGCAGAAGCTCAAATGCGCCGAGCTCTTAAGAGAGCAAAGCGCGAAATGCTTTTTGGGTTTCAAGCTGCTGTAGAGCTCACATCGCCTGAGCAGCTTTTAACCCTTAGACGCGATCAGCTCTTGGAGTTGATCGTGCGCAGCGGTCTTGGCTTGGCTGTCGATGACTTCATTGATGCACAAGGTAAGATCACAGAAGCAGCGCTCGAAACTATTAGAGTAATAGTAGCAGGCGCAGAAATATCAGACATACCAGACGTTGAAGCGGTAGGTATCGCAGCGGCGCAGAATGTTTTTGAAGATGTCATATTACCTGACTCTTTAGCGGCTGTCAGATCAGCTCTACAGAGCATGACTGTAGGCGTAGCGCAAAGCTCTGCGATCACATCGTTAGAGCAGGCGCTTAAGAGCTCAACAGGTAGACAGCTCACAGTCGCACGCACTCAGCTGTCTTCATACGGCAGAAGCGTGACAGCAAGCGCGGCGCAAAAATACAAGTTAGACTTATATCTGTATACAGGCCCGATTGATGGGATAACGCGCGACTTTTGCAGACCCTTAGTTAATAAGGTTGTAGACGCTCGACAGATGCGGCGTTTAGACAATGGGCAAGGTTTAGCTGTGCTAACATCCGGCGGCGGTTATAATTGTCGGCACAGTTGGTCGCCAATCACTGAAAGCTTTTTAGAAGCGGCAGGGCTTGACAAGGCAGACGCAGGCGACATCGCAGACGCTAACAAAGGGGGCAAAAGATGATTAAAACGATTACTGGATTAACTCAGGTATTTGAGTGGATAGCGCCCGGCCCTCTATCTGCAAGCCCTAGCCTTGTTGTCGGTGGCGAGACTGCGACGCTTTCAGCAAGCAGAGCAGATGCTACAGTATCAGCGATCGCCAACGATAGACGCACCTTGACTGTAAACAGCCAAGCGACAGCGCTACAGGCAGACCAGATCAAGGCTTATCTCGTCACAGAAGGCGACTGCATTTATGCTGTCAGTGTCGTACGAATGGTGGGCACGACTGCTATTCTCGCCGAGCCGTTGCCTCGCGAGATCGATCTAAGCTCAAGCGCGCTGCTCGTCTTCGGCATGTGGTCTGCAGACATACCGACAGCAATTACCGATGTGACTGGTTATTATCCTTACACCGTAAGCTATACCCTCGACAGAGGGCAGAATACCGAGCGACGCATTGACAAAGGGCAGCTTAAGGTCACGCCTAGACCATTTGACACAGGCTTGTCGCACGACGACCTTGTAAGCATCTTCCCTCAATTAGCTGATATGATACCTCGCAGGCAGTCGAGCTTTAATCCACAAATCAAAGCTGCACTTGATGAGCTGGTCTTGATCATTAGAGATCACCTAAAAGACGAGCCAGACATCACAGAAGATGAGATTTTTAACGCTCATGCGTTCGCAAACGCACACGCATACTGCACAGCGGCAAGAGTCTATGAGATGATTAATCAGCTCGACACAGCGAACATAATGCGAGAGAGGTGTATGCAGCTGCTTGATGTCGCTTTAAGATCATTAACTCTCGATCTCGATGGCGATGGCGTTATAGATGACAACGAGATAGACATTGCAAAACAGGGCGGCTCTTATCGTGACATGCGAGCCAGTTGGCGCTCTTATAGTAAGACAGAATATGACAAGACTTTTACACCGGCTCGAGGTATGAGGCACTAGGATGCGCGCGAATATACGCCTAAATCTTCCTAACTCGCTTTGGACTGCCAACGACTCTGCAAAGCTAGGCTTAAACACGCTCGCAGCGATTAAGCTACGCACAAGCAAAGGGATTGATGCAGACGGCAATAAGTTTGCAAAATACTCGCGCGCGCCGATTTACATACCTTTTAGAGGGGCACGCCTTAAGCCAAAGGGCGGTCGATTATCTCGCACAGGGCAAAGCGTTTACTATGCCGGAGGTTATGACCAGTATAAGCGAGAGAGTCGACAGCATGGCGCAGGCTCGAGCGCGCTTGTTGATCTAGTGCTGTCAGGTGCGCTGATGAATAATCTAGTATTATTAAGCGCAGATGCTCAGAGGTTTATTATCGGCTTGACTCAGCATGTGCAGAGCTATGGCTATAAGGTAAATGCTGATAGAGAATACCTCGGCTTATCACCTCGCGATGTGAATGTGTTAGTATCAGCAGTGCAAGCAGAGCTCACAAAGAAGATTAAGCGAGGTGCGAGATGAGCCAAGGCATAAGCGCAGCACTCGCCTACATCGAAAGCCAGCTTGAAGCGACATTGCCTAAGACTGATCTGCATCATGGCTTTGTGTGTATTAATAGCTCGGGCAGAGTCGGGCCTCTCGATGCACATCAAAACACCTTGCGCTTTTTCGAGCTCAGGCTTGACGCTTTTGCGATCGATGATGGCGAGGCTGGCTTGTCGGGTAGAAGGCGCGCGCGTGTTACTCTGAGAGTGCGCTATGATATAGGCGAACTTCACTATCTCGAGCGGCTTATTGCTGAAGATGCTGCGCTGTTGTTGCTGACTTTAAAAGGCCCTCAATATGATCTAGCATCAACCGGCATCGTCAGCTTGATAACTGGCGATCCAACTTACGAGCCAATCTTAGACCCTAAAACCGAGATCACGTCTCTTGTGCTCTCTCTCCCCTTTGATCTGCTTTATTTGGAGGCATCGACATGAGCGTTACTCATAGATCTCTGAGCGTCGCACCAGAGAGCACCTTCGGCTCTTTGAGCTCTTCTACCGGTTTACCTGATAACTCAGGCTTAACATACACCTCTATACCTTGCGAGCGTGACCCGATTATCATTTATGGCGACCCTGTTGTAAGTGAGCGCAACGATGCGCGCGATGGTACTTACGGACTACCACCAGAGCCCGACACCGTGTGGTCAGGTGGTAATCGAGTGAGGAGGCGCACCGGTCAAGTTGTGCTCAGGGTAGACCTCACAACCATCGGCACAGGCTCGACAAGTTACATTAATAATTATTTAGGATACTTGCTCGGCGCAGGCTTTCGCACAACGGTCGGCTCTTTTGAAAGCGACACAGTTGCAGCTTATGTGAGCGATAATCAATACACACCAACAGAGACCAGCACTAATTATGTGGTCGGTGGCTTGATCGGCATAAATCGAAACGGTCGCGCAGAGTATAGCGCGATCACAGACAATGATGTAAGTGGAGATGTAACCTTATCTCCTGCATTTTCAGGTAACTATGACGGTCAAACGGCATACGCTTTGCAGACTTTTTACCCCGGCCAGCGATCTGCACAACTCGGCACGACTTTTCAGAGCGTAAGCTTTCGCGTTGATGGCGTAGGCTTTCGCTCTTACGCTTACGGTTGCAGATTAGAGAGTATGCAGCTCTCGCTCGATAATGGCAGGGTCATGGCTGATCTGACTTATCAAGCGGCTTTGATTCAAGACGATCATGGTGCAGCTGTCGGGCCTGTTGAGCCTGTCTATAATTCAGGCGCGCCTTGTTTCTTTAGAGGTTCATATGTAGTCATCAGCGACGCATCGCCAACGAGCTTAACAGACGCGACAACAGGCGACACACTGGGGCGCATCGAGCTCGATGTTGAAGACTTCACGTTAAGTGTAACTAACACTTTAACACCAGTGGGGCACTCCAACAGCATTCTCGCGATGCGTGATATGGAGGTGTCAGACGTAGATGTGGAGCTGTCTTTAAGTGTTAGCACAATAAATACAGCTATAAATAACGACTTTTTCAATCGTACATTGCGGCAGGTGGTTGTAGGCTTTGGGCCTCTCACATATGGGCAAGGTGGAGCTGTTATGATTCCAGCTGCATACTTAACCGTCGATCCTTCTAAGTACGACCCAAGCGGCAACGATATTACACGCCAGCAGCTGACTTATAAAGCTTCAAGGTTTGGCGGCGATGTCGCAGACGGTCAAGCCTATAACACGCCGTTTAGAATCGGATTCGGTCGAGGTATCTAGCATGGCTCTTTCATTTTTGCCCGACTCTGAGCTATCGCTTGATGTCGTTGTTAGTTGCGATCCTGCTGTGAAAGCTACGCCTGAGCAAGTGCGAGAGTATTTGTCATCGGGCGATGTGAACGCGCTAGAATCACATGAGGGCGCGACAGTCTTTACTCTAAAAGCACTCTCACCGAGCGATCGAGAGGCGGCAGAGGTGAAAGCAGGCG